ATTTTTATCAAAAGAAATTTGGTAATAAAGGAAAAGCCCTTAAGAATAGGGGCTTTAAAGCCGAAGCAGATGCTTATTATGAAAAAGCAGCAAATTTGGAAGGAATTGATCCACTTTGGAAAATTAGTGGAAAACGTGAGTATTTACCGAATGAAAAGATTTTAGAAGAAAATACTAGGTCATTCGAGATACCTCCAGTTCAACATTTGGCTTATGCTCATAGAGTTTGTCAAAAGTTTAACAAGACTATGTATCAACACTGGTCCGACCTACCATCAAAAGTGGGTATTGATTTAACCCGCGGTGGATTTCATGCACTCATGCAACAGATAGAAGACAACTTCTTATGGAAATTCACAGGAGACGTGAGAAAATGGGACAAGTATTTTGGGAAGTATTTACGAGAAAAGTGTAGAAACCTTAGAATCAAATTGATTCATGCAAAATACAGTCAAGAAAAAGCCACGGAAATAGCTAATCGGTTATATTTCGTTTATAGAGTAGCACTGAACCCATGTGTAATTACTCCTTGGATGCAGGTAATTAAAATATTAAATGCAATGTTGAGTGGTGATAATAACACCACACCAGATAATACTTTAGCTCATTATGGATTAATTCTATCTATGACTAAATATTTCGTGCCAGAAATTCGAACTTTAGCTCAAATTATTAGAAATTTCAGCATAAATGTCTATGCCGATGACCACTTGAATGCTTTATCTGAAGAACTCGCTTTTCTTCGATCTTTCGAGGTTAGGTCAAAGTTTTACAAATTCTTTGGATTTCAATTGAAAGAAGAGGATGATAAAGTCCAACTAACCGTTGAAGGTTTAGTCTTCTTAGGTGCCACTTGTGTCCGTTATGGCGGATATTGGGCTCCTCAATACAATTTATCTAGAATTTGGTCATCTTTAGTGTATAAAGGCAATAGCATTCCAATCGATCAATATTTTATGAAAGCACGTTCATTACTCTTATTGAGTACATTTAATGGTAAACAATCTTTTCAAGTTATACGCAACTTAGTATTATATATTAGGAATGTGTGGACTGTGAAGTACCAGAAACTTAAATCCAAGAAACTTCGTAAAGAGCTTGACACCTTTGAAATAGAGGGTGTTTCTGACGATTTTGTGCCTGATTATGAGTTCGCTGTAAAGTGGTGGCTTGGTTTGGAAGTGGATAGAGGCCTCGCCTCCCGCTATCCCCGGCGTGTTGATTGAACAACACCAAGCCACGGCTACATTTAAATACCACGGAAATTACTGTGGTCCAGGTTGGTCAGACGGTAAATACCAATCTTCAGTTTCAAACGGTAAATCAAAACCGATCGATTCATTAGACGCTTCGTGTAAGAAACACGACGAAGGCTACGCTAAAGGAAACTTTAAAGAAGCCGACACCCAGTTTGTTTTGGATAACTTAAACTGGCAACTCCTAACCAATCCCAAGCAATTAGCTGCAACATTAGGGATCTCAATTCAAAGAGCAATAGGATTATATTCCTGGTACAAGAAAGCCGAAAAGACGATGCCGAGAAAACAGTTGAAGAAGAAAATCAAGAAGTTTTTGCGTACGCACAAGCCGACCGTAAAAAGCGGAAACTTATTAAAAGGACCATCTATGAGAGGTGGGCGGATGAGAGCTAATCGTCCTAACTTTCGAGGAAGGATGCGTACTATGGCAGCACCAGTTGCTATGTACAACCGCGAAC